CAACGAAGTGTTCAGTGTGACCGATTTTACTGATAAGGTGTATGGTCAGATGCAATTCAGGTGTACTGCAAAATTACCGGTTAGCCGTATTGCTATACCACGGCTCGACTAAAGAAAATAATTTTTTCTTTTTTCGACTGACATTGCATTAATCTGGCTCTTTGAATGATTTGACCAAGGGTTATTATATTAAATATTGTTAATGCGTGTGCGTGTTTTGCACGCGCGCGTATTGATAATATTTGATATAATGTTCATTGGACATATCAGGCAAAGAATCCTATCTTTGCAATTTCAATCTAAAAAAGGGAAAAGTATTTTCCCTTCTGCGTGAAACGCAAATTAATAGCAATTTTATTGCGTGCGTTAGGGATTGAAGGCGAGTATGAGCGTAGCGAATATGTTTGAGCCGTAAAGCCCGACCCTTTAGGGTAACGCCAAAAATATTAACCTCAAAATTATACAAAAATGGCAAATAGAAAACCAAATCCTAACGGAAAGACTTGTAAATGTGTCGTTTGTGATTGTGACCATGAGATTACAAAAGAAGGTCTTGCAATGACCCCTAGTCAAGTGCGTGCGTTAACGAATGCAGGTGTAGCCGTTTCGCTCCCTGCCGGAGAATATTTAACTTCTAGTTCTGACGGTTGGCGAGTTGAGCCCATGTTTGAGCGTGGTGCAAGTCTCGCTAAAATATGGTCTACCGAAAAAATAGCGCAAAGTCGTGTAATTGCCGCACGTAAACGTGACGTAGATAAATATGGTAAGTAAATTTAATCCTCGATTGCGTTGCTTTATTTCTGCTGCAATTAATCTTGCTGGAAATGCTATAGGTGCGGCACAACAAAATGCTAATACTGATAAGATGATTGCAGCGCAAAAAGCTGAAAACGAAGCTGCTAGGCAGTGGAACTCCGCTGAAGCGCAAAAAAACAGAGATTGGCAGGAAAATATGTGGAATTTGTCCAACAAATATAATTCTCTGTCGTCTCAACGTGCTAGAGCGCAAAAGGCTGGAATGAATCCTGATTTAATGTACGGTTCAGGCGCTACGAATGTAGCTGCTAATACTCCGTCGGGTGCACAAGCTGAAGGAGTTGCTCCCGCAGATATGTCTGCTATTGCGAATAAACGCACTATTGGCGACGCAGTTGCACAGGCTGCGCAAAATAGTTTAATTGATGCACAACGTCGGAATATTGAAGCTGATACACAAAAGAAACAATCGGAGACAAAAGGTCAGGATATTACAAATAAAAATCTTGACGAGATGTTAACTACCGGTATTTTGTCTACAAAAGCTAATATAGATAAGACGTTAGCGGATGCTGGATTATCTCGTGAGCAAACAAATGTTGCAAAAGAGACTATTATTCAGATTCGCCAAACTGTTGAACAAAGCAAGGCTACTGTTGCCGATTTGATGAATCAGATAAGCAACCGGAATGCTTCACAGGCTCAACAGTGGATTAGAATCCGCATGGAAAAAGCTCTTAACGACGCAGAGATACAAAAGCGGTTCTCTGAAATCGGTCTTAACCGTGCCCAAACTCAAAGGCTGGTAACTTTGTTGCCCTCTGAATTGGCAAACCTAGATTCTCAAACGTTGGTAAATAATGAAACCGCTGCCTTAACATTCTTGAAACAAGGTACGGAAGCGATTATACGTGCTAAGTATAAAAGCGATACTAATAAACAGGATGTTGAGATTAAGCGCCTTAATACTATGTTTGAAACTGAAAAGGCTTTCTTAGATTCATTAAAGTCTGATGACGGAGAGATTTCTACCGTTGGAAAAGCATTTCTTATTCTTGAACGTCTATTCGGTAAAATGGTCGTGCCTGTTCCATCAGGCAAAAAGTAGTTCTATTTATTGGTTCAAAAGGGGGTATTCATCCCCCCTTTTTTGTTACGAAGCAACTGTCAAAAGTGGACTTCGTTCCTGTATAACTTGATATATTAGGAGCAACTAACACGCCTTTGAAAATCACGTGTTTAAGACCCTCTTTAGTTGCGAATTGCTCTAAGTGTGAGCCTGTCGAACTTTTAAAAACTTGAATTATTATGCAGATATATTGTGAACACCCTGTTATCATTGTTAATCCCGAACTTAAAAGGAAACTTATCTTATATAAAACTTATCAGACACCTAACGGTATTACCACTATTTCAAAAGGAGAGGCAGATTATTACGCCTATTCATTCCCTAAATACAAGTATTCTCCAAAGAGATTCGGTGTAACTCTTGAAACTTTAGATCAATTCAATGTAATCGACCCTTTAACCGGAGCTATCTACCCTATGTATATACAAGTACCTTGCGGAAAATGTGTACTATGTAAGGATAAAAAAGCTAGAGAATGGTCTTTTCGTGCTATGTGTGAAAACACAACATCGACATCTCAACCTATATTTGTAACATTGACTTATAATAATCAACATCTTCCTAAATGCGGTATTTTTAAAGAAGAGGTACAATTATTCATGAAACGTCTCCGTATAAGGCTAGACCGCCTACACTATAAACATAACATCAGATACTTTGCTTGTGGTGAATATGGTCACTATTCTAAGCGTCCGCATTACCACATGATACTTTGGAATTTCCCTAGATATGGTACATTTGAAAATATTTGGAATGTAATTAAATTTGTAGAAAAATGTTGGTCAGTTCCAACAGGTGAATATAATACAGACGGTTCGCCTGTAACATCACAACTCGGATTTGTATATTGCGTACCCTGCGATAAAGGAGCTATCTCTTACGTTATGAAATACATGAGAAAAGATGCCGAACAAGTACCGGACAAAAATCCTGTATTCTTCTTATCATCTCGTAAAAATGGCGGAATTGGTGCTGAATATGCTCGTAAACATAGGGATTTCTATCGCATACACCCCGATTGCCTAGATATTGCTGTAACAGATCCTTATTCCGGTGTAACTCAATCTATGACCGTACCGCAGTATTTTAAGCGTATATTTTACCCTACAATGTCTCAATGTATTACAAAGCAAGCTCGTGACGCACATAAGGAACTATTAAAACGGATAACAATCCGTTTTGCTATGATTACCGGATTTGAATTGCAGACACCTCGCACATTATCTCCACATGAAAAAACTATTTTAAAACGCTATTCATTTTTGAATAACAACTTATGTTTGAATCCTCCTGCCGAATTAGTAGAGAGATATATTCATACTACACCTCAAGCCCAAGACGAAGTTTTTTATCAAAATGAAATAGAGATTGTAAACCTATGTAGATTCTTAGACCTATATGTATATGATACCGCTTATATTGTTACACGTGAAACAATGTTAGAAAAAAGAAGTCACAAACAAAACTTAGTAAACCTTAACAGAAAACCGCTAGATATAAAAGAAGTTGAATATAACCTAGAAAACAAACAGAAACTTGCATATCTCAAAGAAAAAATCTAAATTTGCACTATAACCAATAAAAAGAATTACAATATGAAAGAAACTTATAATTGGATTCTCGCTATCAGGGAAAAAGACGAACTAGGCAGATTTAAGCCTACTACCTTTAATTATTACGATAACAGGACTTTCTCCGCTATGAAACTAACTTTGCGTGAATATCAACGTAAATTAGGAGTAAATAATGTACGTATATTTAAACAATTAAATTTTTAATTTATGGAAACAAAAAAAGAAACCGCTATTAAAGCGTCCTTAGACATTCATCTAAGAGTTGGATTATCCAAGGTAATTTCTTTAAATCTTGGATTTGTAGAAAAAGTGTCCCAAGTGGAAAAAATCCGAAAAATTATTTCGGATAACAATCCTAACCTAATTGTATTAGCCTCTTACAATGAGATGCTTACAGCTTCTGCTGAATTTGAAAATTCCCAACTTGAAAAACTTATTAATCATGAAACTGACGAATGAACAAATACAGAAAATTATAACAGCCGTTTGCACTTGTATTACGACTATTGCCGCTATTATTCTGGCATCAGCTTGTACGCTCTCTTTAAGCGTTTCAAAAAACAATTCGAATTCAACGCAAAATACTGAACAAACATCAACTTCTAGCGTTGACAGTACTCACGTAAATTTATACCGATAATGCAAAATCCATTTGACGCAACCAATCAAGCCCGAAATCAGGTTAACGTAAATAACTTTGATTGGACTTTCAACAATAATTTGACAATGGAAATAGGAGTTGTTACTCCTTGCTTCTGTGAGCTTGTACCAAATAAGACAGGTATTCGCATTCAGCCTGCTGCGGCTATGCAGTTTATGCCTATGGTATTTCCTATCCAAACGCCTTTACAAATGCGGACTATGTTTTTTAAGTATCCTCTTCGTGCCCTTTGGAGTGATTACCGTGATTATGTAGGTAACTTCCGGCCAGGTCTCGTTGAGCCTTATTTAAATCTTAACACAGAGGACAAACTTAAACGAATGGTTGGCACTGGTTCTCTTGGTGACTATCTTAACATCCCGTCTACTCTTGTCGGTGACTATGGTCAGGCTATTACCCCTACTTATCAGTATGTCAATGTAATGCAGTCTACTTTCGAGAAAAACTTTACTTTCCCGTTGACAGAGGAACAGTTTACTAAATATATCGGAACAGATAAGGCATCTATTTTCGTCGGTTCTGAAGCTGTAGATTTTAGTAACTCTAAGATATTAGGATTCTCCTATACTATGGCTGACACTCCCGTACCTGCGGAAAGTAGTGTTCGGTTTACGGTTGTATTGCAACTATCTGAAAATAGTCAATATTCTTTTACTGATATTGTTCCGTCTTATCAGTATTCCCCGATGGCTTTACTATTCGGTGCTCCTGAAAGTACTCCTTCATATAACAGGTTACTTGATGCTATTAAACCTACTTCAATTGAAGTATCTTATAACGATGAATCAATAGAGTATTCATTTACTTATGTAAATGACGGTGCTGACCCTATTGTATTACGTGGGTTGGAATTGTCTTTCGGTGAGATTGCCAATGATGGCTCTCACGGTGGCTATATTACTAACCCGTCTTTTGAGGCTGTAACAATGAAAACTAAATCAGTTTCTTACGTTGTACAAACCGATGGAACAATAGTAAAAGATATTACTCTTGCAACATCTCCGTATTATAACAGCCTTTCCCCTAATAAAGAAAAGCAAATCAAACTTGCTGCTTATAAACATCGTGCGTATATTGGTTGTTATAACGCTTATATTCGTGATAATCGCAATAATCCGTATTATGTAAACGGTGAAGTTCAATATAACCGTTGGATACCTACCTATGCAGGTGGTGAAGATAATAATGTTTATGAATTACAACGTTGCAATTGGGAAAAAGATTTCCTTACCACTGCGGTTCAATCACCACAGCAGGGACAAGTACCCCTTGTTGGTTTAACTACGTATGAAACTGTAATTAGGAACGATGATGGTACTTATACTACAAAAGAACATTTAGCTATTGTAGACGAAGATGGCAGAAAATTCGGTGTTGATTTTAAATCAGATGCGGAAGGCTTGCAAGATGTTCAATATACTGAACTTTCGGAAGGTACTATAATGAGACAACCTCGTTCGCTCATAGATGTGGTTTCCTCTGGTATTGCCATTAATGATTTACGAAATGTAAATTGTTACCAAAAGTATCTTGAGTTGAATATGCGTGCCGGATATTCATATAAACAGATTATTGAGGCTCGTTTTGACGTGAAAGTACGTTATGATGAATTGTTGATGCCTGAATTTATTGGCGGTTATACCGTTGATATGAATATGAATGCTATTACGCAAACTGTTGATAGAGACCCGTCTTCCGGTTCTTATGAAAATGCGTTAGGCTCGCAAGCTGGTATTGGTCACTTCCGTGGTAATGGCCACCCTGTAGAATGCTTCTGCGATGAGGAATCTATAGTTATCGGATTGTCTTACATTGTACCGATGCCTATTTATACACAGTTATTGCCTAAAGATTATTTATATCGTGACGTCCTCGACCATTTCACGCCTGAATTTAACAACATTGGATTCCAACCTATCACCTATAGAGAGGTATGTCCTATTCAGGCTTGGAATGAAAACCCCGATACTCTTATGAAAACCTTTGGTTATAACCGACCTTGGTATGAGTTTGTACAAAAGTATGACCAAGCTCACGGAGAATACCGGACTAGTATGCGTAATTTCTTAATGAATCGTACGTTTAACAGTCGTCCGGAACTGTCTCAATCGTTTTTGTTGTGTGACCCTGCACAAATCAACGAAGTGTTCAGTGTGACCGATTTTACTGATAAGGTGTATGGTCAGATGCAATTCAGGTGTACTGCAAAATTACCGGTTAGCCGTATTGCTATACCACGGCTCGACTAAAGAAAATAATTTTTT